TTTTAAAAAAGCGAAGGAAATGAAGTTAACATTATTACAAAGATTAATTGAGTTTGTGATTCAGTTTAAATACAAATACAATTTACAGCCAACCTACAACTACAAAGTTGGCGAAAAGGTGAAATATAACTGGAAAGGAAAGGTTATGCTTAGACCAGTTATAAACGATAGAGCAGACGATGTTTTGATAATAAATGAAGTAAAGCATAAAAGAAATGAGTTTATAAACTATCAAAATACAAAAACAAAGAAACGAGGATGGGTAGATGCTTACTGGTTAAAACGTGCGTAGGCTTTTAAAAATTAATAAAATAAAATTGAACATAACAAATATTTATATTCACATATATGAATTATGATTAATAATAAAGAAATAGATTATAGTTTTTTTACATACAGATGATTCTAAAAAATTAGAATTATTATTTGCAAATACTAATTTAACAATTGCGCAAAGAAATGAAATTATTAAATTATTAGGCAATGCTTATGATTTAGGTTTTATAAACGCGAGTTCTGAAAATGACTCCGATAAACTTTGATAATTTAAAAATATTTCTTAGATTTAATAAAATAACATAAACAAATAAAAAGATAACTGATATATACATTAACAGATGAACACAATTACTAACATACATCAACTGTCACATTCGAGACGATTAAGTAGCTTACTACTTGATAGCGATAGCGACATGTTGAAGATTGAAAGTTAAGTTCATAGGTTAATTTAACAAGATATTTCAAAAATCCGAATCGCTATTTATTAAGTGATTCGGATTTTTTTTGGTTGATATATTTGGAAGTGCCCAGTTGACAGAGGTTAGCCGTCTTGAAAACGGTGAAGCGTTAATAGCGTGTGCGAGTTGGACTCTCGTCATTTCCGCAAATAAGTTCATTGACATATTGTAAAATAACTGGAAGGTTGCTAGAGTTGGTTTATTAGGTTAGTCTTGAAAACTAATGATCCTTTAAAAAGGATCCGAGAGTTCGAATCTCTCACCTTCCTCACATGGTGTTATTAGCATATTTGGTAATGTACTAGACTGTGAATCTAGATAACAGGGTTCGATCCCCGATAATACCCAAATGGAATATGTAGCTTAATTGGATAAAGCGCTAGATTGTGGCTCTAGTAGATGCGAGTTCGAATCTCGTCGTATTCCCCAAAAAAAATGGATTATTAGTTTAATGGATAGAATACTGGGCTACGGACCCAGAGATAAGAGTTCGAATCTTTTATAGTCCACTTAATGCTTCAGTGGTGCAACTGGTTGAGACACGGCAGATTTAAATCTGCTACCCAAGAGGTAAACGCTGTGGGTTCGAATCCCACCTGAAGTACTAATAAATTTAAAAATGAAAGAGAAAGATTTTATAGCTTCAATGAAGATGAGAAACTTTGTAGAAGATTTGAATGGATGGACTAGAAAATTTACATTTATACATTTTAAAGATGGTCAAATATTTATAGGTCATAGAATAAGAGGTATAAAAACTAAAATGACTGCTATAGAATTTGAACATATTGATGAATGGATAAAGTACTTTGATAGAATTTAAAACGCCCCTATGGCTTATGCAAACTGGTACAGCTAACGGTCTTAGAAACCGAGCTTTTATGGGTTCGAATCCCATTAGGGGTACTAATGCCTCTGTGGCTTATTCAAATTGGCACAGATACTAGTTTCAAAAACTAGGCTTTTACCGGTTCGAATCCGGTCAGAGGTACATATGGAGAGTAAACCAGTCAGGGCACTGGGACCGCCTGCTAAGCGAGTCGACCGAGTAAAATCGGTTGCGTTTCGAGTACGCTGCTCTCCGCTCCTGCCAAAGATATATAATAAAAATATATCTAGATATGGCTAAACATTATATCATTTATGAGACTAAGAATCTCAAGGATGGAAAGATTTATGTTGGAATGCATGAAACTGATAACTTAAATGATGGTTATTTAGGTTCAGGTAAAAGATTAAAACGTGCTATACGTTATTATGGCAAAGAGTTCTTTGAAAGAAAAATACTTTTTACTTTTGACAATCGTGAAGACATGATTGCTAAAGAAATTGAATTAGTTACTGAGGCTTTCGTAAAAAGGAAAGACACTTATAATATTATGATAGGCGGTAAAGGAGGTTTTATTAGTAAGCAAATTCAGTTTAATCGTTCAAGTGAAGGTGGTAAAGCAATGCACAAGAAATTAAGTAAGGAAAGAATTTATGAAATTACAAGCTCAGGTGGTAAATCGACTTATAATAAAAAGGTTGGATTATTTAGTTCAAAAAATAAAGGGCGTTTAGGTAAAACTAATTCAATTGAACATAATAATAAAATTTCGGCTGCTAGTAAAATACATCAAAGCGGTAAAGGTAATTCACAATATGGTACAAGATGGGCGTGGATTAACAATAAAATTGAATCTAAAAAAATTAAATTATCAAATTTAGACGAATGGTTAAATAATGGTTGGGTAAAAGGTAGAAAAATAACAAATGGTTCTGTAGTGTAACGGATTAGTACAAGCGCCTTCTAAGCGTTTAGTATGGGTTCGAATCCCGTCAGGACTACTATATGGAGAGTAAACTAACCTGGTGGTTAGCAACGCTTGGAAAGTGTTTGGTGCATTTATTTGCATGGCATTCGATTTGTCTATTCTCCGCAAATGGCACTATGGTCTAATCGGAAGGGCAATAGTTTTCTAAACTATACGGTATGGGTTCGAATCCCGTTAGTGCTTCTAATATATGCCCCTGTAATTAATTTCGAACTAGCATATTGATATATAATTAAATGCACGTTCGAATATGTATTATACTGTTTATAAAATAACCAATTTAATTAATAATAAAATTTATATTGGAGTACATGAAACTATAGATTTGAAAGATAATTATATGGGCTCAGGTAAATTAATTAAATCTGCAATTAAAAAATATGGGATTGAAAATTTCAAAAAAGAATATATTGCAATATTTAATGAAAGAGAGAAATCTTATGATTTAGAAAAAGAATTAGTAAATTTAGATTTTATAAATGATAAAAATACGTATAATATAAATGTGGGTGGAAATGGTGGTTGGGTTTACGTTAATAATTTAATATCTTTAAATCAAAGGAAAATTTGGGCTAAGAAAGCATCAGATAGTATATTAAAAGAAGTACGTAAGGAAAATGGAAAATATATGGGTACTAATTTTGGTGGAAGTAATAAATTATCTAAAAAAGAAATAGAAGAAAGATTAAATTTATTATTAGATATAGATTTTAGTAAAATAGGATGGGTTAAAAAAGTTGCAGAAAAATTAAATGTTTCCCATACTCAAGCTAAGAGATTTATAGAATCTAATTATAAGAAGGATTATTATAAAAGATTTGTTGCAACAAACCATGTATATGAAAGAAGTTGCAAATTCTAATTATACATGACACTTGAAGTCCGTGTTTGGCGAAATTGGAGATACGCGGCTCCGTTGAGGGAGCTGAGGTAATACTCGTATAGGTTCGAGTCCTATAACAGGGACTAAAAGTGTATTGGAGTTATAGTTTAATGGATAGAATGCGAGTTTCCTAAACCTGCGGTTTGAGTTCGATTCTCAATTACTCCACAAAAACTTTTTTATGTCGAAACAATTAGTTATATTTACCATACAAACAATATATAAAACATGAACACATTATTTACACAGCAGCAACAATTAAACTTGAGAAAACTCAAGCTTGATTGATATTGTGTAAATCAATATATTATCTAAAGCCTGGGTTAAACAACTCAGGCTTTTTTATTGTCTCATAGTGTAATGGCAACACAAGGGTCTTTGGTCCCCTTATTCTTGGTTCGAGTCCAAGTGAGACAACTGTACCGTCGTCTAACTGGCAGGACTCTCGCCTTTGAAGCGAGGAGAGAAATCTCAGTGTAGGTTCGAATCCTACCGGTATAACAGCCCTGTATTGATATATATATTATGAAATATTATTTATATCAAATTAGAAACAAAACAAATGGAATGATTTACATTGGAGTACATTGTTCTAAAAGTATAAAAGATCGTTATATGGGTTCTGGGACTCGTATAAAAGAAGTAATTAAAAAAGAAGGTATAGAAAATTTTGAAAAATCTATACTTGAGTTCTTTGAAAATAAGGAAGATATGTTACAACGTGAAAAAGAAATTGTAAATGAAGAATTTATTAAACGTGAAGATACTTATAATTTAATTAAAGGCGGCGGATTTAATACTACAGGTACAACGCCAGTAAAAGATAAATATGGTAATATATTTCAAGTAAATAAAAATGACCCAAGATATTTAAGCGGTGAATTAGTAAGCTACAATAAAGGTACAGTATTAGTTAAAGATATTAATAATAAAATATTTAGAGTAGATATAAATGACCCAAGATATTTAAGCGGCGAATTAGTAAATATAAATAAGGGTAAAACTACACTTAAAGATAAACATGGTAATATTATTAGAGTAGATATAAATGACCCAAGATTTTTAAGCGGTGAATTAGTAGGATTAACTAAAAATATTAAACGGGAAAAGGGTACTTGGTCTGGTAAAACACATTCAGAAGAAACTAAAGCTTTAATGAGAAAGAATAGAAAGGGTAAACAATCTGGTTCTAAAAATTCTCAATTTGGAAAGTTTTGGATTACGAACGGTAAAGAGAATAAAAAAGTATCTACTGAAAGTGAAATCCCTAAGGGATGGAATAAAGGTAGAAAAATAAAGTAACATATTAGCCCCTGTAAAGGTACTAAGCCTAAAACGTATAGGTGATAGTGATTGCGGGATATGAACCTCTAAAGCCTTTACATATCTTAATGAATAAGAAGTCATGAACCTTTGAAATTAAGAATATAGCTCTATCGTATAACGGTTATTATCTTCGGCTTTGACCCGAAAGACCTTGGTTCGATTCCAAGTGGAGCTTCAATATTGACCTATCGTATAATGGTATTATAACTGGCTCTGAACCGGTTGACATTGGTTCGATTCCAATTAGGTCATCTAAAACTTACAACAATGAACTTCATAGAAGAAAAAATCAATGAAGGTGATTTAAACAATTTAACGTTTAGATTTCCACCTGAACCTAATGGTTATTTACATTTAGGTCATGCTAAAGCTATATGTCTTAATTTTGGCTTAGCAGAATCGTATAATACAAAATGTAATTTACGTTTTGATGATACTAATCCAGTTAATGATTATGTAAAATATGAATCATCTATTATTGATGATATTAAATGGTTAGGATATAATTGGGAAGGTGCACCTAAAAGAGCATCTGATTATTTTAATTATATTCATGAATCAGCTATTAAATTAATTAATAAAGGCTTAGCTTATGTTGATGATTCAACATCTGATGAAATAGCAAATCTTAAAGGTACATTAGAAAGACCAGGTGTAAATTCTCCTTATAGAAATAGAACAGTAAGTGAGAATTTAGAATTATTTAAAGCTATGGAAAGAGGTGAAATTAAATCTGTGCTTAGAGCTAAGATTGATATGGCTTCTCCTAATATGATTTTAAGAGACCCTGTTATTTATAGAATTGCTGATGGTAAGCTTTGTCCAATGTATGACTTTGCTCATCCATTATCTGATTATATTGAAGGTATTACACATTCACTTTGCACATTAGAATTTGAAGTACACAGACCTCTTTATAATTGGATATTAGAGAATTTAGATTTGTCTGGTAGACTTCCAGAACAAATTGAATTTGCTAGACTTAATGTCGAGTACATGGTTATGAGTAAAAGATATCTTAAAGAATTAGTAGATAATAATACTGTAACCGGATGGGATGACCCAAGAATGCCAACTATTTCAGGTTTAAGACGCAGGGGTTTTACAGCTGCAGCTATTAAAGATTTTTGTAATAGAGTAGGTTATACTAAGAAAGATTCTATCATCAGTTCTAAGCTGTTAGATGAATGCTTAAGAAATGATTTGAACAAGAATGCATTCAGATTAATGACTGTCTTAAATGCTGTTAGGTTAACTATTAGAAACTGGGATAAAGGTACAGAATATTTAACCATCGAGAATAATCCAGAAGATGAATCTGCTGGAACTAGAGGAGTTAGTTTCTCTGGTAATTTATGGATTGATAGAGATGATTTCAGAGAAGTCGCTAATAATAAATTCCATAGATTAAAGCTTGATGGTGAAGTAAGATTAAAGGGAGCTTATATTATAAAAGCTGTTGATGTTGTAAAAGACGCAACAGGTAATATAATTGAGATAATTTGTGATTATGACCCTAATACTAAATCAGGAATGCCAGTTGATAGAAAAGTAAAAGGTACTATTCATTGGGTGGATAGAGATAATTGTATACCTGTAACTATTAGAGAATATGATAAATTATTTTTAGATGTAGAAGCTACTGAAATTAATCCAAACTCAATTGAGTTGAAAAGAGGTTATACGGAACTTGCATCAAAAAATTGTGAGGTAGAAAAGCCAGTACAATTTATGAGAATGGGTTATTATACATTTGATAGAGATACGACAAGTAACAATATTATTTTTAATAAAACAGTTTCACTTAAAGACAGCTTCACCGAATAATGTGAATTATTCTAAACAAATCAGATGTATATGTGTAATATAATTAACGTTATGGTAAACGATATAGAAAGACATAATTTTTGGACAAGTGAAATGGATTCATATTTAAAGGCTCATAATGAATGGAAGCCTATAATTGAACCGTTAAAAATAAATGGTAATGAAGCTGTTAATAAACTTCGAGCTTTACATGACCATTTAGAAATTCTTAAAAATAATTCATTAGGAGTTCCAAAAAAATTCTTTGGGGATAAATAAAGATTAGTTATATTTAATATATAATAAAAAATAATAAAAAGTAAACACCCGAAAAAACTTTGATAATTTAAAGATTTTTTGTATATTTACATAAACAAATACAAAGTACACTGATATATAAAACAATTACAATGAGAAACATTAATAACATATTTAACTGCTTTTGGTTCCCGTATTATCCGTTTAAAACGAATGGTCCAGGCAAAGTAGGAATGTTAGTCTCATAAGAAATAGATTTAAAACATTAACTAATAATTGCAAGCCTGGATCGATTGATTCAGGCTTTTTTTATGTTCATTGAAATATTGTATACAAGGTTGGTATAGTGGCTATTATGTCGGTCTCCAAAACCGTACGACAGGGGTTCGAATCCTCTACCTTGTGCTAACATCTGGAAGGGTAACGGCAGTAGTCTGTAAAACTACTCTGCATTAACAAATGGTCGTATTG